GATCTTGAGAATTATATTAATAAAAATATAGCAACATGGGCAATTAAATCTTTACGAAGCACTGATCCTAGATTTGTTTTCAAGCGTGAAGCTATCTGTGATAGAGGAATTTTCATCGGTAAAAAATACTACGTTCTTCATATGTTGGATGATGAGGGAACGAAAACCGATAAGTTTAAATATAAGGGGGTTGATGTCGTGAAAACCACAATGCCCAAGAAGGTCAAGCCATATGTTAAGAAAGTAATTGAACATATGATCATGACACGATCCCTAAAGGAAACCAATGACATGTTCAACGAGGCTTATGAGGAATTTAAGAATCTATCCATTACGGAGATTTCCAAGATTTCCGGCATGAACAATTTTGCGGAATATTCGGTTCGGTGTAATGGTATGAATACCGTAAAAGGTATGCCATCCCATTTAAAAGCCGCTTATTTTCATGACATGATCATGGAACAGAATGGATGGGGTTCTAAATACGAGAAATTCAAATCGGGAGATAAGGTTCGCATGGTATATCTTAAGAAGCCCAACAAATATAATCTAGATATGATCGGATTTAAGGGCGATTGGCCGGAAGAATTTAATAAAATTTTCACGGTTGACTACGAGAAAATGTTTTCCAAGGTATTCCATGCCGCAATTGAGAGATTCTATGAAGCTGTTGGTTGGAAATTGAGAAAACCATCGGAAAATCTCATGGTTGAACTTGATAATTTATTTGGAGAATGATATACACTAAATATTTAAATGGAATTTACAAATTTATTCGAAAAACTTTTAAACGAACTCGTTGAAACTATTTTTCCTACCTTTATTAAGAAAAGAGCAGAGGGAGCAAAGAAAATAGAAGAATCTACTAGAAAGAAAGGTTCATTTTCTATTTTAACAGCGTATCATTACGCTGGTAAGGTAAAACCGTATGCTGATGCTTTGAAGATATCTAATAAAGAAGATAAAGAATCTCATTTCAAAGAGAAATATAAAGAAGCTCATGATAAACTTAAAGATTTAGATTCTCTTTCACAAAAAGAATTTCAAATGATTGCAGGAATTCTTGAAACATATGGTGAGGTATATATTCAATCAAAGCATCCAAAAGATTATTCAAAATAATACTTACATTCGCCTGTAAATATGCTAAATATACTCATCAGGCACAAAACCCTGATATTACACATATGAACACACAAAACAAAAACGCATACGAGATAAGGCTCGAAGTATTGAGCATCGCACACAATGACTTGATGGAAATTTACCATCAGAAGTTACACAACGCCAAAATGAAAATGATTGGCGAGGATGGTTGGACTGAAGAAAAAATTGACGAAAATATTATCACCAATCTTCTTCCGAAACCAGCAGACGTTATTAAACGTGCTAAAGAACTTTATACATTCGTTGAGGGTGTATAATAATGTTTGATGGGTAATTCCCATCTGATCTGGAATAAGCAGGAGGAAGTCCAGCGAGAATGATGATAAACCCTGCACATTTCTCTAAAGAAAATGAACCAGCAAATTCAATCAGCTTATAATAAGGGTCTTTCTGACGCAGAAGACCGAATCATTGACAACCTGATCAATCTTTTGAATGATCCCAATCATGACGTTCCGTTTCCCAATCCTAAGTTGGAAATCGTAAGACATATTATTAAGGATCGTTCAGATTATTATCATAATCTGGGAAAGAGAAATAATAATATGGGAGGATCATTTAGGAAAAAAATAGCTAAACAAAAAGAAACACTTGAAAACGCAAAATAAAATAGTAAAGTATACACATATGACAGACAAACACATCGTAATTATTGACAACATTGGACGCAACATCATCGGCAAGCTGGTGGGAGAAACCGATACCACCCTGACAATCCACAATCCCGTCATCGTATTTGTCCAGCCGGAACAAAGCGGACAGATTCAAGTTCAGAGCTTTCCCGTATTCTTCTTTGAGTTCATCAACAAAGAATTCCGTGGACAAAACAATTGGACTTATAACAAAGCTAATATCACGACAAGTGATGTCGTTCTAGACGAAAGGATTCTTGTTCAATATGAAAAGATCAATACTCCTACAGTGGAACCACAAGCAGTTCCTTCAAGTTCGCCTAAAATTATTTCCATCGATTCCCTGTAATTGTGAGTAAAGATATTGATAAAGAATTATTCGCTTCTTTGAAAGCGTTAGATGATGTTGTGCCGTATTCAGCATTCCTAAGCGAATCCACTCTTTCATCCGTGGATGATTGGATTGATACGGGAAGTATGGTGTTGAATGCGCTGATTTCAGGTTCTCTGTATGGAGGTATTCCAAATGGAAGAATTACACAATTTGCGGGACCATCAGGTGCCTTCAAAACAGGTGTTGTTTTGAACATTATGGCAAATGCACAAAAGAAAGGGCTGATTCCCGTTATCTTTGATACGGAGGGTGCCATCGATCCTGAGTCTGCGGCCAAATTTGGTTTGGATATTACTAAGGTGAAGTATGTGGGATGTGAATCGGTTGAACAAACCAGAAACGCCATTCACAAGTTCCTTACTAATGTAAGAGAGAAGAAGCAATTTGGTAAATTTATTATCGTTATCGATTCTCTTGCCAACTTGAACTCTGAGATGGAATTATCAAGAATGGATAAGGATTCCATGTCAGCAGACATGGGAACATTTGCCAAATCCATCAAGAGCCTTCTCAAGCGTTGCACGAACATGTCAACTCTTACCAAGACTCCGATTGTCATCACCAATCATGTGTATGATGATCCAAGTGCTATGTATCCTTCTCTGGAGAAGAACATGCCGGGAGGTAAAGCTGCTGTGTATCTTCCATCCGTGACAGTTCAGCTTGCACGAAAGCTTGTCAAGGATTCGGAGAATAAGCAAGTTAGTGATAAGTTATCTGCTTCACAGAAAAATTATTCAGGTGTTGTGATTCGTGCCTTAACAGTCAAGAATCGCTTCATCAAGCAATATCTGGAGGGAGAATTTTATCTCTCATTCAGTAAGGGTATTGACAAGTATTTTGGACTTCTGGAAATCATGAAGGGTATGGGAGTTGTTAGTAATTCTGGCTCATCCTATACCGATTGGGAAGGAAATAAGCTTGGTTACTATAAATCATTCTCCAAGAACATTGATCTATGGGAAAGCAAATTACTTCCAGAACTTGAGAAGCGCATCAAAATCCATTGGGCATATGGTTCTTCTCCAGATGAAGATGATCTAGTGTCATTGGAAGAGGATGATGAGGGATGTGATGAATAAAGCGATTCTTAATCAAACCACTGGGTTTTACCCAGTGGTTTGATTATAATTATTTCATGACTACCAATCACTATTAAGATTATCTTTCGGGTAAGGCATAATTTTATGTTTCAATTCACCCATTATCTTTTTACGGTCTTTTTTATGTAGAATGTAAACATATCTATGTTTTTTCTTTATTTTGACCCGCTCATAGTTGGGGTCAATTTTAAGTAGTTCTTCACGTTTAATCGTTTTATATACAACACACACACTTCTTTGATTTGTGAGTTTTCCATTTATTTTGTGTAAATATCCTGTTCCAATCGCAATGTTATTACCTTGATATAACCAATTCGTTGCTTGGTAAATAATTCCTAAATGATTCGCCATCGGGTCGGAATAGCTGACCAAAACTTTAATATTAGTATTTTTTCTCAACCAATCAAAAGTTTTACCTATGAAATAGCTTTCACTATTTTTAGGGGCTTCATCTACAAGCCACAATCTTTTCAATTCTAAAACATCTTTATTTTCTAAATTAGGTGTAATAGATTTAACAGTTTGTCTCCCCACGGGAAAACCATACACGGCAACACCAATTAAATTCTCTCCATCAAATAACCCTAACGAATACCTAGAAGGAGTCCAACTGTGGGAATAATGGTTTTCTTTTATTAGCTTTTTTGCCAAGTTTGTATCTATTAAATCTATCGTGTAATCCATGATTCAATTTATCACTGATTCAGCCACAACCAATGAGCATGATTTATAGGCTTTTTGAATCCACGATCTCTATACTCTCCGATGTTGTTGAGATGTCTGTCTTTATTGACCTGTTCGGTCATGTAACCCATGACACCTTCTTCATCTTCGGGATTATCTTTGCTGAGTTTGTTTAGATATTTGGATATAGCATCAATTTTTTCATAATCTGGATTATCAACATCCATCATTTCTCTTAATTTTTCTTCAATTTCTGAAGCCGATAATCCGCCCACTTCATCTGTAATATCAATCTTCGGTTTCTTTACACCCTTTTCCTTTAATTTTTTATCATCCTCCAATTTCTTACCTTGTTTTTCATATTCCCCTTGTCGGATCATTCTTCGGTCTTCTCTGGATTGAGCCTCATCCGCTTTTTCGTCATCTCTTGAAGATTTAGACACTATGGATTGTTGGAGCGATGATAATATATTTCGCCATTTAGCCAGTAATTGACTTTCTTCACTCGTTATAATGTTTTCTTCTTCTAAATCATCTAGAACATCATCAGTTAGCGTATCATAAACAGATTTATATCTCTCTTGTTTTAAGAGTTCTGCTTCATTATCTTGATATGATGCCGTTTGGAAATTTCTTTTGTAATATTTTAAAATTACACCGCTTGCGTTACCCATCAATTTGAGTATTAGTTTTTCAATGTTTTCATTACTAATATCTTGATTTGAATTGATACTAGAATCAACATTTTTTAACATTTTTTGAAATATTGATATATCAGTATCTAACAATAAACTTCTTTCATATTTAATATTTTCCAGAGTGTCTGCATTAACACCTCTTTCTTCCTCGCTTAATTTGGGGTCTTTTTTCCCTCTAAGAGCTTGAACCAACTTACTCTTATATTTCATCAATTCTTCCAATGTTTTTTTGAAAATAATCAGGGGAGTATCCACAGTTTGTTGTTCTGGACTTATTGAATCCGGTTGATTGAAATTTTTATCGGCACTATAGATAGATAAAGATATACCTTTTGGTAATTTTTTAGATTTTCTGAGTTTTTGAATTATTGATTTGGCTTTGTTTTGAATAATATAAGCCTCTTCCATGCTCATACCAAACATTTTTTCTTTTCGTGTTGTCATCCCATACGCAAAATTGGAACTACTACTTTTTGTGGTTCCGAAGTTATCATCACCATATTTATTAATATTCTTTTGATCTAATAATTTTTTTGCAAATTGTGGGGACAATGCCTCGTCCTTATATGCTTTCACCATCAATCTCAACATAAATTCTTGCTGTAGTGGTGCATTATCCGCATTTTTTGGCATACCGTTTTCATCTTTTGGTGCAAAATTGGCATATTCTGGCGTATATGTTCTTGTTTTTCTAGTTCCTATTCTTTCTTCAGGTGAAAGTTCTCTGATTGCTAAATTTTTAACGCTTTTCGAAAAACCAGCATTTTTATTAATTCCGATATTTTCAAGTTGTTTCGTAGATAAAAATTCGAAAAAAGATTTAGTCACATATTCCAACCTTCTATGTGTGAGAGTTTGACCAGATGGTGCTTTTGGGTGTTTTGCCATTTCAGCTTGAACAGTCTTATATAAATTTTCAAAATCTGAAAAATTGGTTCTCCAAAATTCACTAACATTAGCCATTTCGTTCAATACCTGAACTTTTTCAACCAAATAATCAAAGCCATAATCTCTCATATGTATATTTAGTCATAATAATTAAATAATGTTATGATTTCATTCTCACGATATTTTATAATTAAAGAAGCTTTTGACACTGTCACCGAATTCATGTTAAATCCTGAAAATTCAGATAAGGACTATGATGAACTTATTGCAGAATTTGAGGCATCAGGGGGGGAGGTCATCGGTTCTGGTTCTTTTGGTATCGTGTATTCTCATCCTAAGTGGCCGTATGTTTTAAAGGTTTTCTCTTGGGACGATCCTTACCTGAAATTCGCTAGATATGCTCACGATAATCCCCACCCATCCTTTCCCAAATTCTTCGGCAAACCACAAAGAGTAGTCCCGCAATTCACACGATACAAGGACGAAGCAAAACAATATTTAGCAAGAATTGAAAGACTCAAACCAACACCTGTTAATGTGTTGGGGTTAATAGATAATAATTTGATGCTATATTTCCATTTGAAAGAAAATCCAAAATTAATACAAGATAGAACGCAATTCATGAAGCTATCTTCCAAAGTCAAATCTTTACCAAAAGCTGTTTATAATCTGCTGGAAGGATGGTATCTGCTCCGTAGGGATTTACCTGATTTAAATCCTGATTTACATGGAGATAATGTGATGATGCGAGATGATGGTCAATATGTTTGGGTTGATCCGGTCTGGACAGGGGATGAGAATAGTGATAATCCTTTAACTGCCGCCATGACATCCAAGGATTACGAACCTAGTAACATGCTTAGAGGTGGGAGAACAAAGTTGACTTCCCGATAAGACATGTTAAGGTAATTCATGGAAAATCCTAACGTCTCCTCCAATATCGCCATTTTCACGGCAACCAAAGGCAATAATTGGCACTTTCCCTTAGCCCAAACAGCATTGGAATTGAATCTGGATGAATTCATTCACCCAAAATTCAACAATCGCCAAGGACTTGCCAAGGTTTACAACGAATGTCTAGACATAGCCATCAAAGAGAAATTTGAATACGTCATGTTTATCCACGATGACGTTCATCTGGAACACGATCCTCGACCAAAGCTGGAGAAACTATTTCAGGAATTTGATATCGTTGGTGTAGCAGGATGTTCCAAGGCTGAAATCAAATCTCCCGCGCTATGGCATTTGATGGGGCAAGGACACCTACACGGTGCGGTAGCGCACAAGCATGGGGATAAGAAATACATGACCAGCTTTGGTTCATACCCCCAAAGGGTAGTGATGATTGATGGTGTTTTTATGGCATTTAATCAAAAGGCAATTGAGACGGTGCGATTTGATGAGGATTGTCCATCGGATTTCCACTTTTATGATCTCTGTATGCAACAAAAAGCTTTAGAAAAAGGCTTGAAAATTGGAGTTGGGGATATTATAATTACTCACGAATCACCGGGACTTCGGGAATTCAGTCAAGACTGGAAAGCTGGTGAGTCCTATTATCTTTCCAAATACAGTAACTAATGAGTGAAATTGATTTTGATTATTTTGAAAAAGTTCTGGTGAAGAACGCAATCACGAATGGAGCATATCTCGCTTCCATCGCTGATTACGTTCAACCGAAGTATTTCACGGACAAGAATATTGCGAAATATTTTGAGATTGTTGCTGATTTCTACGAGAAACGACAATCTCTTCCCACATTCACAGAGGTGAAGACGTATCTCACCACTGATGAACTCAAGACCAACTTCAAGAAGCTGATTGAGTCCTTCAAGGAGATTGATTCCAATCACAATGAGGATGAATTGTATGAGAATACTGAAAGATTCCTCAAGGAACGGGGGATGTATCACTCTATTTTGGAGTCAGCGGAAGAAATATCGGAAGGAGAAGCGGATACATCCAAGATTGTAGAGAAATTTGAGAAGATTGCGGGTATCAATCTTAATGTTGATAAGGGAATTGAGCTTTATGGGGATAAGGAGAAGATCATTGATGACATTTTGAGTGATGAGACTATGATCTCTTCCAAATGGCCATGGTTGGATGAAGCACTTGGGGGAGGATTTCAAGAAGCTGGCAAGGCATTGTATGTGTTTGCAGGGCAATCCAACATTGGTAAGAGCATTTTCCTTGGTAATGTGGCGGCAAACATGGCATCCCAAGGTAAACATGTGCTTGTAGTGACTCTAGAGATGTCGGAAACGTTGTATGCTAAGAGAATTGCGTCCAATGTGACGAAGATTCCCATGAAGGAGTTCCGTAATTGTATTCCTACCCTTAGACATGCGCTTGAAGAGGAGCATAAGAACACCGATGGGCGCATCTATATCAAGGAATTTCCCCCATCCACGATTACACCAAAACAACTGGGAGCTTTTAT